GGAATTATATAAATAGCAGACAAAACTTTTGCAAGCACAACAAGAAATGCTTTTGGCAAAAGTCTAAGCCTGTTATTAAACTTTTCCTGCAAGGAAGTAAGTATTAAGTTATAAACATAATCAACAGTTTTATTCTCGTAAGCCATCTATTACCCCCTGCCATTGAAAGCTGTATGTATCTTTTAGAACGTCTGCGCCGTTCTTTGTTATATGAACTGTAAGTTCCACTTTTTTTGCGTTTGTTGCAAAAATTGCAGTCTCAATTTCATCTGCAATTCCTTCTTCAAGCATCCAACCTAAATCATCTTTTGCAGCTGCTACCGCCTTTTTTATGTTGTTTGAATTAAGCGGCAAGCCGTTTACAATCGCATAAAAAGAAGAAACTAGCTTTTCATTTTTCTTTGTTCCTGGAATAAGATTGCCCCACCAGGTTTCATTTTCACGCCCTGCGCTGTCTCTTGCGTTTCCACCAAATAAAGACAAATAAACCGCCGTTGAAAAATTGCGGCAATCTTTCACAAGCCCGTCTTCAATGACAATATTTCCCATGCCATCCGCACCGCTTAAAAGTACATCTCCGGCAAATTCTGTTTTGTTCAGTTCCATTATTGAATCCCGTTTTGAATTGGCGCAGGGTTCTTTGTTCCCGTTGCCTTTCCTGCAACCTCAATAATTACGCTGCCGCTAGGCACTGTAATTTCCGCATCGCTTTTTATGTCATCAAAAATCTTTGACACAATTTTCTGCCACAGTTTTTCACAGCTTGCTTCGTCTGAAACATTCGTTGCTTTTATCAAGTTGTAAACCGCGCTTCCTGTTTTGTTCCCGTCTAATGCCATAAAATCCCCTTATGTTTCGCTTACATCCGTTCCGCATTGCGCCGCACCAGAAAAAGGACAAACTGGAATTGCACAGAAAGGGCCTTTTCCGCTAGGTGTTGCAGTTCCCTTGCATTTAAGCATTCCGCCTGTAAGTTCTGTTTCCTGCGCTTCCAGCTTCATTTTTGAAGTCGCTTTAACCTCAATATTTTCTTTTGATTCGACCTTTATGCTTTTTTCGCCTGTAAGCTCTGTTTCCTGTGCTTCCAGCTTCATTTTTGATGTCGCTTTTACCTCAACATTTTCTTTTGATTCAACCTTTATGCTTTTTTCAGTTGTAACGCTCACTTCTTCCGGCGTTTCAAGTTTTACTTTGCCGTCGTTCAAAAGCGATAAAACCGCCTGCACTTCGCCGTCTTCATTTCTTGAATACAAAATCTTTTCGCCTGGCTTTGCTCCCTGTGAAGCTGTCAAAACACCAACGGCGGCAAACTTTCCGTTTCCGTCTATGCTTACAAGAATAATTCTATCGTCTTTAATCGGCGGCGAATCATCACCGCTAGGGGCAAAGGTTAAAGCGGTCTGATTGTAGTTCAAGCGTGTTTCAATCACCTGTTCAATGTATTTGTCAATTTCAGCTTTAAGGTGTTTTCCTATTCTTCCCATGCAAAACCCCCGTTTAATTCGCCCGTTCTGCTTCCAGGAATAACTAAAGAAAAAACAGTTTGCTCGCCTTCGCGTTCGCTCCGTTTCAGTTGCACTTCATCAACTTGCAGCTTTGTTTCTTTATAAATTTCTGCGTCCGGCGCAAGTACACTGACCATCATATTTTTGCGGTACAGTTTGCCGTTTTTATCCCTACAACCTGCAACAGTAAGTGTGTATTTAACCGCACTGGCAAACATACGCCCTGCCATTGCCTTAACTGCATTTTCAAGCCCGCCAGCTTCAACATCCTGCATAACTTTTGAATAACAGCGCAAAACACCGTGTTTAATCAAATAATCGTTTTCAAATGTATATTTTTCAGAATCATTGTCTGCATCAACCTTCGTAAAGCCTGTTACATGGCTGTACATTTTCTGCCCGTCCAAAGTCGGAACGCAGGAAATAAAAGGCTGTTCGCCTTCCTTAAAAGTTGCGCTTACTTCTTCCTGTTCTGGCTTCCAGATAAGCAAAGAGCCGTCTTGTGCATTGGAAAGAAAAACGCCGCGCTGTTCGGCAAGTTTTGTAAGAAAACTTAAAATCTTGTCTTCCGGCGCAATTTCAACGCTTTTGAAACTGTCTCCTACATCAACCTTAGCCTGTACATTTACGCTGAATGCGCCAGCAATATTTTCTGCTATCTGCTTTAAATTCAAATCGTTGTATTCCGGCGGATAAAGAGAATCTGGCAAAGTTGAATCATTAAGAACACCACAAAGCGGATAGCCCTGCACAGTTATAGTCTTTGAATCCGGCGAAACATTCGGAACTGCTGGCAAAAGCCGCCCCTTAAAAATCAAATCACCGTCAAAATAAACTTCACATTCCTTATAAGTAAACGGTCTGAACAATTCCCGCAAATCCTTGTTTGTGGAATCCCAGGTAGAAGAAAAAGAAAAAGCGTCAAAAGTATCAACCGAACAAACAACCGTGTAACCTGTAAAACCAGTAAACTTTTTCCCATCGCAAAAAATGGCAAGGTCTTTTTTTGCCTTTTCGTCCAGAACAATAGTCTGTTTTGCTTGTATAGGGGCTTTATTCTCTTTTGGCTCCAGTGTATCGGGAATAATGAGATTGTCGCCAATGCGGATGATTGGCGAACCGTCTGAAGCTGTTTTTCTGCCTTTAAACTGTGGATTTGCGTTTACAATGTCCGGCCACTTTCCAGGAATCCCATAATATTTAACGCTGATTTTCCACAGCAAATCACCACTTGCAACGGTATGAACTTTAGGCATAATAGCGCACCTCTCTACCCATAGGGATTAGCACAATTTCATCTGCCGTAAGTTTGTTGTCGTTTATAAACTGATCTTGCCTGTTGAAGCCGTCTTTTCCGTATAATTCTGTTAAAAGCTCAAAAAGCTGCCTGTCACGGTCAAGCGTTATAATTCTTGTTACAGGCAAATCGAACGCTGTTTCTTCCAGTGACCGCAAGGAATAAGTAACAACATTCAAAAGTTTTTCGTAAGTTTCGCCCGTGTCAACAAAAGCGTTTTTCTTATTTTGAGAATCAATATATGCGCTGTATTCGGCAAAAGTTGCTGCAATCTGTGCCGCAGTTTCCAGAACGTCTGCACGGCTTTTGAATCCGCCGTTTGAATCATTGTCTGAAAAATCAAAATCATCATCGCTGGAACTTGCAGCATTTTCAGAACTGCTTGCGCTGGCCGACTGATTTACGCTTTGTTCTGCCGCTGTTTTTGCGACTCCATAACTTAAAGCCGCAACCATGCTCCCCCACGCAAGCGTAGTAGCAGCCCATTGATTTGTAACGGCTTTTGTTCCGAATGGGTCTGCTTTCACATTGTTTGCAATGTCTTTAATCATCAGCTGATAGCTAGTAAGTTTTGAAAATGCGTCTGTTGCAATTTTTGAAGGATAGCGAATCATTTTAATCATTGTTCGCGCAACTTCATTAGCGTATGTTCCGATTTTATCAATGTTATCAATAATGCTGTTTATGAATTTCTTTGCAGAATTAAACCATTGCAAAAGGTTTCCGCGTTTTTTGTTTCTAGGGGCGTTTTTTGTCATTTTTTCAATACCCTTAAAAGTCGAGTCCGCATTGGCTTTCATAACGGATTGAAGCTGCATTTTATCTTCAATCGAATCTGTATAAATGTTATTTGCAAAATCGGCTACAGCTGCATCCTCATATTCGTCCATTGCAGCGTCCAGTTTGTCCGCTGTTGCAACCTCGCTTGTAGATTCGTCTTTATTAACAAGAGTTTCAGAAAATGTAACTTCAACGCTGCTTTCGTTTGCGCCGTTTACAAGATTGTCTGTTCGCTTAATTTTTCCAGTTGGAACAACATTTATTTTGCCATATACAGGATGTTCAAGAATTCCGTGTCCGCGCTCTTCCAATAGCTTTTCAAAACTATCAGCTTCTTTATTACAGTTTGCGCCGGAAAAAATACACTTTAAAGGAAAAGTTCTGCCGCCAAGCCCTAAAGATTGAATTAAGGCCCCGTCAAGTTCTGGAAAAACAAAAGACGCTGTTTTTAAATCGGTTTCACGGCTGACATTCTCATAAAGAAAAGTCTGCCGTTTTCCGCTAGGTGAGTTATACGCCGCTTCTTGAATTTCATCGCTCCAAGCCATGATTCAATGATATTTGTGCTTGCGCAAACTCGCTATACCGATTTAGAACGCGCCGGATGCTGTTTTTTGTAATGTAACACCAGGCGAAATGCTTCCGTAAGCGTTTGCGCTTAATCTGTCATCAAGAGT